GTTGGAATCGCTAATATAAAAGATGCCCCTATTTTAGTCCAAGACTTAACTTCTGTATCTATACCAGCATTCGCACCAGTCAACCACCTTATAGAACCTTGTGCCCAAAATTTATCTGCATCAACTAATGCTGTAGCAGTAAATCTTGTATTTTCAAAATCAGTGGTAACAGTACTGACAGAAACTCCTGTTTGAGTAAAACCTCCAGTAGATAAATCAACGGTGCATTTCATATCACCAAGAGTATACCTACAATTTCTACTATATGTATTGCCCACTTGTCTTGTCAATCTTTTAGCTTGACCAACAAATTCAGCTACCCATCTTTCTCCATCAAATGTCATTGATTCTATAATATAAATATTACAAATTATGATTCCAGCCCACGGATATTGCCAATCAACAACAAACTCAGTTACTTCGGCTTCTCTAAAGAAACCAGCAATCATATTATTCACGGTCATGGATGTACTACTAACAACACCTGAAGCCGTAACATTAATGGATTCTAACTGTGATTGTGCTTCTCTTGCTGACGCTAGAATACTTTCTACTGGTGTATATACCTGAGTCTCGACAGTCAACTTCATATTATGATCAGTAAATCTGAATATTGTTCCATCAAGACGTTCGATCTTCCAACAAGTTGCAAACCTATGACAAGTGACAGTAGGTACTGGTATTTTTCCAAAATCACATACTACTTCAGCAGCCGCAACTGATGGCCGTAAAACTTCAATAACTACTTGTGTAACACGAGCATTAGGGGAGGCGGAGCTTTCAGCTAAAACCTCTCCTACTACTTGTGTAACTCGGGCCTCATTCGCCATAATATTCTATTATTAGGACCTTCACAGACAAAGGTATAAATAGGAGCCCCAAGACCATAAAACATGGGTGGGCCTTGAGGCTCCCGGAGGGGAAAGAAGCCTTAATTAATCATCTAGCACTTGAAAGAGGATTCCCTCGTCCTGACTTCACTGGACCACTTAGTTTAGGGACCAAAGTCTCTTGAGCCGATGGACCAGCCGTAGGAGCATGGGCATTAGCGGGCTTGAAATTCTCTGTAGTCCTATGGCCCCTATTAGCCACTGGATTAGCTGGCTTAAAACCTCTCATGAATGATGCCATAATTATTTTCCTTTCTTCTTAGGTCTTGGCTTACTTTTACCTTTTAAAGAACCCTTCTTTAAAAAGGTTTTACTTTTAGAAGTATAAGTTTTATGAGCCACTAACTAGCCACCTCCATTCCAAATTCTGACCCGTTAACTTCTCCTGCGGTCCATTGACTACCTGTTTTAGGACTAGTTTCCCACATTTTAGTCTTCATGTTAAATGTTTCCCCCATCCTGACATCAGGACCTTTATGATCCGCCCCACCTATTCTAGTTAAATGCTTAATCTTTCTTCTATTTACGTCAGTCTTTCTAATATACAGAGTTTCTTGTACACCCTTAATAGCAAAATTACCAGCCGTATCCATAAGGAAAGAACTTTTCTTTACGTCTGTATTTTCTTCTACATACGTTGTATCAGCATCGGGTGGGAAAGTATTAACTAATGCAAATGCATCTGTTCCACTAGATGGTGTAAACTCCTCATAATTGCCATCAGCCCTAGGAAATAATGCATCTATCTTAATGTCACCTAGAAAATCTATTATGCCCGGAGGAGCTCCATTGGCAATATATAAATCGTCAAATAAACATTCTGAGTTCACACCAATTACTGGTCTTATGGTTATACCATTTGCTAAATCATTCGCTCCATTCCTAGTATCAACTCCTGTTGTTTCAATGCCTTGTATCTGTACTCCATCTAGTTGAGCATCAAAAGACCCAATAGTATTATTTATTACACATTTAAATTCAATAAAATGCCACCCATCATCTAAATCAAAAGTACCATCGGAAGTTGCCAAAACAGTGCCAACTATTTCACTACCTCTAACCACCCTAAATTTCTTGTCAAAATTATATTGTAAGGAAACTTGTGTATCACTCACAGTACTCTCAGTATGATCTATTACTTGAAAAATATCATGATCTAAGGATCCACCCACATCCGCGTCTAACTTAATACCTATACCCATAATCCATGTAGTATGCGCTAAGAATTTTTTAGATAAATTACTTGATCCAGCTACTAAAAATCTACAACATTGCGGCCCGTTTCTAGGTTCTCTAGTAACTGAAGATATTATTGTTGCTCCCCCTGTTGCACTATACTTTCCAGGTAAATCAGCCGTAGCATAATGATCAAAACTATCTACAAACAATAGAGCCATTAGACAACTTCCATTCCAAATTCAGCAGCATTAAGTCCAGTAGGTGTCCATGCTGAGCTAATATCAGGGTCATCTTCCCATATATTCATATAAAATAAATATGCTGATGTCAGAGTAGTATCTGCCCCAATAAAATTATTGCCGCCCACCCTAGTTAAATGATTTATACCTGCTGACCCGGTCACAAATTTAGCATATTCAATTAATTGTACGCCCAATATAGTAGTCATTCCTGCAACATCATCCATATCAAATGAATCTTTTTCAGTTGTTACATTTGATTGAACATAAGTTGTATCATCATCTGGTGGATTTTCATCTACCATTGCAAAAGAATCAGTACCAGCCTGAGTAGCCCAATCTTCTAATGCTCCATCGGCTTTAGGGAATATTGTGTGAACTTGACAATCTCCAAGAAAATCATTATTTTTAATGCCGGTTGTATCACAAACATATAGATCATCTATAAATGTAGTAGGAACTGTAGTTTCTATTCTTGAAATTCTTATGTGTTTAATTTCATCTGCTTCAGCAAGAGCAACCTTAGTATCTACATTAATTGCTGATAAAATATTCTCTTCATCAAATCTGACTTCAAAACTTCCAGTAGTATCGTTAATAAATGCCTTAAATTCTATATAATGCCAACCATCATTCAAATCAAATTGATCAGTTGTTTCTCCTAAAACAGCTTGGGCTATAACTTCATCCCCACGAACCACTCTAAATTTCTTATCCCCAGTATATTGCAAAGAAACTTGACTTTCTAAACCATAACTATCCTCATAAAAAGTTACTAAATCTTCAGCATCACTATTAGTATCCCCATCTAATTTAATACCAAACCCAACTATATAAGTAGCTTTAGCAGCTACAGTTATTGTTATGTGAGTAGTAGCTCCGGTCATTTTCAAACAACCTAAACCTGTTCTTGGTTCTACTGTATCTATATTACCACCATTTTCTATAGGGTATTTATCTGTAGTATCAGAACTTGCATAATGATCGAACCCATCTATGAATACAAGAGACATTATGCTGCACCTATTACTTCATCCGGTCCGGATGATCCCTTCCAAATACCATTGGCATCTGCTTGTGCTATTAAAACTAATATAGCTATTTCATTCTGGTCTAATTGTACAATAGATGTTCCACCATCGTCCTTAACATCTAGAGTAAATGTAGCATTCAAATTAACAATATAAAAATGTGGGCCACCTAATCTTAAAGTTGTTGCATCTGGCAAAGTCCCATCAATATTTGCCGTAGCATCAACTACCCAAAATCTAAAGCCTTTATGTATAGAAATATTTGATCCTGAAGAAACAAATGTTGACCCACCAAAGAATGTAGTGTCAGATATTGGCATTATTACCGTCTACCTGGCATATTAGAATCATCTGATCTTGCTTCTAATACTGTCTCTATTTTAGCTATAGCTACTTTAATAACTTGAACATTATCAACTAAATCTGATATTTTATTACTTATCTCATCTAATTTTCTACCATCTGTTTTTCCTTTAGTCTCTAAAACTGTAGTCCGTCTATCAAGTTTAAAAACCATAGTAACAATCCATCCGACTGGAGGGGTTAGTACTAACATCATTCCAATAATTGAAGAAATAATTTGTGCCCAATCCATTAGTAATATATGTCCTTTAAAATACATACCAAGTTTTCACACTACTTGCATTTAATCCCAGTATAATAGTAATAAGGCCATTTACACCTATAGTAGCTATGGCAACATCTGCTGATGTTCGTAATAAATATGTAAAAGTCCCACTACCATTAATAATATAAAAATAAGGGCCCCCCAATTTAAGATTAGTATTATCTGGTAATAATAATTTAAAACCAGATGCTGTAGGAGTAACTAGTTGTACTCTACCATTCGTCACTGTGATAGCTGTGTCAGCAACTAATGATACTAGTTGTGCACCACCAAAATAAAACTCATCATCTACTGGCTCTTCATTAATTAGTTCTATAAGTGGTATACTAGGAATTGAGCCAGATCCAAATGAGTCGTAAGTCATTTGTAAAACATCATCAACTTCTTCTCCAAATCTCACTGGAACATCAAACTCAAATCCTGCCTTAACTGAAACACCGGCTCCAGGAGCAGAAGTAAATGTAACTATCCCAGTTGTTGTACTAACTGTCCAACCAGAAGGTTGACTTACATCGTCGAAGGATATTACAAGTGTCCCAGCAACTGGCTTTGTTATAGTACGATTTCTTGTTGTTGGGCCATCCGTATATTTCTTAATTAACTGAAACGTTGTATCTGAAGCATCCCCAGTTCCTATCTCTACATCGGTATTTACATGTGCATCTCTACCATTAACAGCAGAGGTAAAGTCTGCAAAGTCTTTAAATCTGAAACCATTGGCCACACCTTGACGAGCCACATAGAATTTTTTAATAGTTTGTACCTGGTCTAAAGTTCTAATGCCATAAGCTGCATCATACTGGTGCCTGGCTTCAGACCATCTGGCTACTCTTTCTTCTGCCCCCGAATCAGTTACAATAACATTAGTATTATAGCCTGGCCCACCTTGTGACCCGTAAGCAATATCATCAGGAAATTGTGTTTCATGAAAACCCATTTAAGCTAGCCTCGCAGCAGTCTTTCTAACATCATTAAATATTTGTTTTCGAGATCGCCTAAAGCTATTAGCATCCGGAGTAAACACGTTCATATTAATGACAGTGTTACTCCCGCTGCTCTCGATCCCGAGGTCCCCCGAAGGGCCTCTCTTGAGGGGCAGAATGGCCTCTGGGCCGCCCTCACCGGCCAGCCCGATCGTCGGCCCCGTGATCACACCCCCTCGGGCGAAGGCGGCGTTAGGGAACGTCGTATTAGGTGTGAAGGCCCCTATGGTGGCTGCCCCGCCTATGGTGGAAGTAAGCCCTGCGGAAATAACATTAGCTAATGGTTGTAAAAGTGTTTGTTTAATAATCAATTCAAGAAGAGCATCGAGTAAATTCTTTAATGCTTGCCCTGCTGTTTCTGCACCTGATATCATTTTACCAAAGGAATCGGCTACTGTATCACCAAACTCTTGAGTAAATCTAGTGAGTTCTTTTTGTTGGTCAGTTAATTCCTTAGTAGCTTGAGTGGCTTGAGATGGTGGGGTAGCTCCGCCTAGCCCTGGGACTCCCCCACCAAAATCTGGAATCTCTCCTGGCGTTAATGATGGTTTGACTTTATTCAACTCTCGTAAATTCTTTTTAAAATTATCAACAAGTGTATTAGTTACTCGTGTGGCTCTAGCAGCCGCATTAGTAACATCATCTAAAGCCTCTGTAAAATCCTCTGAAAATGATAACGAAATCTCTTTAAAATTCAAAGTCATTATATTTTTAATGTCAGTAGCTATATCTCGTGCTAGAAAAAAAGTAGCCTTTAGACTACTAGATAAAATACCAAAAGAGGCATCAATAACATCAGCTATTGCCTTCCAAATAGTTAATACAAGAGCTCCAATAGATGTAGTAGTATCCCCTACTTTTATAGTCTCATTACGAAAAAATACAATGGCTGCTACTGCCAATCCAATGGCAGTAGTAATAGGATTTATAGCTAAAACTATTCCAGCTAATCCCGCTATAACTGTCCCTGAACCAAGGCTAACTAATGCAGCACCAAAAGCCAATATCGCTTCTTTAGCTAACAATACTGATTTTGATGAATTTATAAACCCATCAGTTTGGCCTTTTAAGGCTAAAACAACATCCCTAGTGAAATCTACAACCTCCCTCATCACTCCCAATAAACCTTCTTTACCTAATGATATTTGTGCATCAGTAATAGCAGATAATAATCTACGAAAGGCTCCTGCAAGTGTATCTTCAAATTTCTCGGCTGTTACTGATGCAAAATCTCCAAGTCCTTTTAATTCCTTACTTAGTCCTCTAAACTGATCACCAGTTTGTTCTAAAATTAACCCTGTTATTAACGATTCTCTACCTAATAAATCTACCTTAGTCCCAGCATCTAACGACCTTTTCTCCATTAATTCTAAAACTGGAACCAATCTACCCCCTATAATACTCATATCCTCCATAGATATACCAGCATTCATCAATCGTTCTTGCATTTGTTTAGAGGGGGATAATAAAGAAGCCATAGCCCCTCTAAGACCTGTACCTGCTCTAGCAGCCTGTCTAATATTTTCTGTCAAGATAGCTGTAATTGCAGTGGTTTCCTCAAACGATAGCCCAACTTGTTTAGCTAATGGAGCAGCTTTTCTAGATGCTTCAGCTATTTCATCTATCGATGCAGCAGTTAAAAATGAAGCTTTAGTTAAAACATTAGCTACCCTCGTGGACTCTTCAGATTGAAATTGCCACTGTTTCAAAGTTCCAATCATAATTGTTTGAGCTTTGGCTAACTCTATAGCTCCATTAGCTGCCAAATCTAATGCTGGCTTTAGAACATCTATAAGAGCTTTACCTCTAAAGCCAGCTTGAGCTAAAGCAGCACCAAAATCAGCTACCTCATTCGCAGTAAACCTAGTCTGTACAGCAGCTTTTCTAAACGCATCTTCAAAAGGTTTAAATTGTTGGGTAGTTAAACCTAATATTACTCTAGCACGATTCGTAGCTTCATCAAAATCAGCAATAGCTCTTACTGTACTTCTAATACCAGCAATGGCAGCAATAGACCCAAGAAATCCAGCAGCACTCCTAGCAATAAGTCCAAACGTTCCCCCTAATCGTTTAGTGGAAACATTTAATTGATCTACTCGTTTAGCTGCACCAGTAGCACTTGATTGCACATCTCGTGTAGCGGCTCTAAAGACGCGGGCCCCTTGACGTGCTGCTATCGCTCTAATTGCAAGTCCAAATGTTACTGCCATTATTGAAGTCTCTTAGGCCCACCTTTTACAGGTGGTTTCTTCTTGCGTTCTTGGGATTCTTTTTCTCTGGCCCAGGTTACAAATTCTGCATCAACTCTTATTATCACATCAAAGTAATACAATCGTTCATCATACTCTAAAATGTTATGAAGATTCAGCCATGCCTCTATATCACTATACGCTATTGCTCCTACACCAAAACCTACTTGCCTTACTCTATGCAACTCATTGAATGCATTCCAAACGTCCTGAAAATACGGTTCTACAGTAGTTAAAGAATCTAAAGTTTTTTGAGCAGACTTATCACCTTTCTCAGCCTGCCTTTCAATAAACTTAGAATTCTTACCCCATTCCAACTCCCACCGTAGAACATTAATTAGTTTTTTACTGCTTCCTCAACCATACTATCTCTAAATTCATCATCACGTCCAGCATACTCCATAACCTCGACATAAAATTCTTCGTATTCATTAAAAAGTTGTAATGCTTTTTCTGATGAGTATGGAATAGGTACTCCATTATCATCCTCAATATCTTTCCAACCCACTAATATATGTTTTGCTGCTACTTGTTTTCCAAGATCATTCATTAAATCTCCAGCGTCTGTTCTACGTAAACGCCGTTGGTTCTCTACACCTAACTTACGTGTCAATCGTGCGGCCTTAACATTTCCTGCTCTTGCAATCTTAAGTTGTAATCCTTCAATAGTCTTAAACCATACTCCTTCTTGAGATTTTTCTTCATCATATCTATAACTATTTAAATTTGGCATAGAACCCCTTTCTTCTATAAATTATTGTTATGCAGCAAAGCGTTGGATAACTATAGTCTCGTTCTGTGTAGAATTCCTGAATGACGAGAAGGCCATATCAGCTAAAATGTCCTGATTTTGGCCACCGGCTACCCTATTTGCACTATCATAGTTCACACGAGGTAGATCAATGACATAGCCCTTTCCTGTGCTATCTGCAAATTGAATTGCTAAAGCACTGTCAGTAAAATTAAGATGTTTATCAATAATAGCAGCCGTATTAAAGTATGCTTGCAATGTACCAGAAACATCCACAATTCCGCTACCTACACTAATAGGTCCTAATGTCCCTATCTGTAACCTCTGTCTTAGGTTATTAGATAAAGTAAGATTAAACTGTGTACTAGCAAATGATGCATTATTTTCCATAATAGCTGTAATATCTTCTATCCCTGCCATCACTTCATTTGCTGGGGCTGCCGCCTTAGTAGCATCAAAATCAGTTTGGGAAGAAACTTCAATCTTACCTAAAACTCCAAATGATCCTGTAACAATATTATCACTCGGTACAATCAAGTTAATAGTATCAATCATACAACCACTGTAACGAGCAAATTCAGTCGTAGCTGTATCAGCATATTCTTTTTGCATAAAGAAAGAACGCTGTTCAGTACCATTAACTATGGCAGCTCCTTGAACGACAGTCACAGACTCGCCAGCCGCATCGGTAACTAATGTAATTCCAACTAAAGTTAATTTAGCAGTCGTAGCTACAGAGACTTTAGCGAATCCATTATTTGTTGTATCCCCAGTAAAACCACTTATTTTAATCCATCTATTAATAACATGGGTAAAAGCTGCTGCAACACTATTAATTGAATTATCCACAGAGGAAGCTGATATATCTGTAGCGGTAAGAGTAATTTCAGCGGTCCAATCAGCCGACAATAACCCTGCTTCTAATAAGTCGTCAAATGCAGAATAACTTAATTCAATATTG